GAACCGTATCGGTAGTAATTGGGCCGAAACGCATTAGCACAATCTGTAAATGTGTGGTATAATATTAGCTGTTAAATTAACTGGAGTTAATTATGAGTGAAGCAAACGTAAACCTTAAGTGCCAACTGTACTGGCCTAACCTAACCATGAAGAACCAGCTTGCTAACAAGTACACCGTTGACCTAGCTCTGTTGTCAGACGAGGCAGTAACAGCACTCGAAGACATGGGGCTGAAGGTAAACAACAAGGGTGACGAGCGTGGTTACTACATCACCTGTAAGTCAAACAACAAGTACCGTGCGTTTAAACCTGACGGTGAGGAGTTGTTAATCAGAGGACGTACACCTCTTGATGACGAGGATGATCCTGACGTGGGTGTTGTTGTTGCTAATGGTTCTGAGGCCAAGTGTCTTGTTGGTTACTACGACTGGGAGTACATGAAGAAGAAGGGTCGTTCACCTACCCTACGTCGCATGGTTATCTCTAACGTCGTAGAGTATGAGCCTGAGATGAATCTTGAGGAAGCCGTGTGATACTCATCGACGGTGACATGCTTGTCTATCGTGTAGGCTTCGCCTGTGACGAGGAACCAGAGAAGATAGCAATCCAAACTATGGCTAACTATATCTCTGAGATAGTCTCTGATCTGTCTGAGCATTACAACGATTACAGGCTGTACCTTACTGGCAGCAGCAACTTCAGAAACGAGGTTGCTGTTTCTCAGCCTTACAAAGGTAGCCGTCCATCGCGTAAGCCAGTGCATAAAGACTTACTCCGTGAGTACATGCTCGATGCATGGAAAGCGGAACTCTCTGACAACATGGAGGCTGATGACTGTATAGCTATCAAGTCTACTGAGTTAGAACACAAGTCTATTATCTGTTCTCTCGACAAAGACTTTTTGCAGATACCCACTAAGATATATGACTACACCAAGAAGGTCATGAAGGAAGTTGACGAACACTCTGCTACAGAGTGGCTGTATCGTCAAGCCTTGATGGGCGACAGGGTAGACAACATCGCAGGGGTGCACGGCGTAGGTCCGAAGAAAGCAGAGAAAGCACTAGCGGACTGGACAACAGAGAGGGAATTGTATGAGCGGTGTCTTAAGTTATACGAAGACAATGAACTCAACGCTGATCGACTCTATGAAAGCCTTCAGCTTCTATACCTTCTCAGATCTTCTGACGACAAGTATAGGATACCTGATGAAGTTTGACAGTAACCTAGAGAAGAAGTTGTACGCAGAGATGAATAGTTGTATTTATCATCCTGCAGATAAGATCCATTACATTCAAGCGAGGACATACGAGCCTGACTTTGTTTACTACGATGAAAAGATTATTATTTACATTGAAGTCAAAGGGAGATTCAGAGATCGTGCGGAAGCAAGGAAGTACATTGACGTTAGAGAATGTCTTGGTAAAAGGGAAGATCTTGTATTTGTATTTCAGAATCCTAATACACCGATGCCGGGTTCGAGACGACGGAAGGACGGCAGTCGTTACCGTATGAGGGACTGGGCAGAGAAGAACGGATTCGATTGGTATACACCAAGTACTCTACCAAAGGAGTGGCTATGACTAGGCACTTAGTAATACCTGATACGCAAGTAAAACCTAACAGTAACTTTGATCATCTGTACTGGGCAGGGCGCTACGCCGCAGCAACTAAACCTGACGTTATCATTCATCTGGGGGATCACTGGGACATGCCAAGTCTCAGTAGCTATGACGTTGGGAAGAAGTCGTTCGAGGGCAGGCGTTATGTTAATGACATTGAAGCTGGTAACGAGGCGATGGCTAGGTTCCTAGAACCCATTGAGGCAGAACGCAAGCGTTTACGTAGAGGTAAACGCAGACTGTGGAAGCCTCGCATGGTGTTTCTTCTAGGCAACCACGAGTACAGAATAGAACGGGCTATTGAATCAGACTCCAAGCTAGATGGACTGATGTCATACAACGACTTCTATCTAGATAGCTGGGAGGTAGTACCGTTCTTACAACCCATTATCATCGACGGTATAGCGTACTGCCATTACTTTACCAGTGGTGTGATGGGTCGTCCTGTTACTACTGCAAAGCTCATGTTGCAGAAAAAGTTTATGTCGTGTATCATGGGACATGTTCAGGATAGGGATATAGCTTATGCAAGAAAAGCAGATGGAAGTAGTATTACTGGTTTGTTCGCCGGCATTTTTTATACTCATTCTGAAGATTATCTAAACCCCCAGACTAACGGTAGCTGGTCAGGTATCTGGATGTTGAATGAAGTAGACAACGGATCCTTTGACGAACTACCTATCAGCATCAACTACCTCAGGAGAAAGTATGGATGACGTTCGACGAGTTGTTAGAGCACGTTGCCGAACACTACGATGAGGTAACAATCATGGAAGCACTAGAGATAACAGCAGAGGATTTGGTAGAGCGTTTTGCAGATCGTGTGCTAGAAAAAGTCTACAAGTTTAAGGAGATGGAATGAGTATTGACGACGCTACACCACAAGAGTGGGACAGTTTGAGAGCAGTACCTGACCCAGTAGAGAAACCTGACCACTACAACAAAGGAGCTATTGAAGCTATCGAAGCTATCAAAGCATCTATGCCTGAACATGAGTTCACAGGTTATCTCAAGGGTAACGCACTAAAGTACCTCTGGCGGTACGATTACAAAGGCAAGCCCGTGGAGGACTTACGTAAGTGCCGCTGGTACATTGAAAGACTTATTAAGGAGATAAACCAGTGAAACGACTACTTCTACTGCCTCTCCTGTCTGGGTGTGTGACTGAGCCTGACACAAGGATCTGTGCTGAATACGATTCGTACACGGTTGTAAGGGAAAGGTGCATACCTATGTACGGTTCTTTGATTTGTGTAGAAGAGGAAGTAACAGAGGTGTTTTGTAAACGATATTTTGAAGAGGAAAATTAATGGACGCCTATCAACAATACATTCACAAGTCACGGTACGCTCGTTACCTGCCAGAAGAACAGCGACGGGAGACTTGGGAAGAAACCATAGACAGATACCTAAACTTCTGGATAGAGAAAGACAAGCTTACTCTTGAGGAAGCCAATGGCATCTTTGCAGACATTCATAACTTGGATGTCATGCCTTCCATGAGGGCGCTTATGACTGCAGGGGAAGCTTTGGACCGTGACAACGTCGCTGGTTTCAACTGCTCCTACATGCCGATCGACCACCCCAAAGCGTTTGACGAGATGATGTACGTCCTGATGTGCGGTACAGGCGTAGGCTTCAGCGTTGAACGTCAATACGTATCAAAGCTACCTGAAGTAGCGGAGGATTTTCATGACACCGATACCGTTATACACGTCACCGACTCTAAAATTGGCTGGGCTAAAGCCTACAGAGAACTTATTAGCTTGCTCTATTCGGGTCAGCTTCCAAAGTGGGACATATCTAGAGTACGACCTGCAGGCGCCACACTTAGAACCTTCGGGGGTAGAGCGTCTGGTCCTGAGCCTCTTGTTGATTTGTTTAAGTTCACCACTGAGGTCTTTCGGGAAGCTGCTGGACGTAAGCTCTCCTCAATTGAATGCCACGATATCTGCTGTAAGATTGCACAAATCGTCGTCGTCGGTGGGGTTAGAAGAAGTGCTCTCATCAGTCTGTCTAACCTCACTGACGATAGACTCCGAAGATGTAAGTCAGGCCAATGGTGGCAAGACAATCCTCAACGTGGCCTAGCCAACAACAGCGCATGTTACACAGAGAAGCCAGATTTTGAGGCATTTTTAAATGAGTGGAAAAGTTTATACGAGTCCCGCTCCGGAGAGCGAGGTATGTTCTCTAGAGTTGCAAGTCAAAAACAAGCTGCAAAGAACGAGCGACGAGATGCTACCTATGATTTTGGAACTAATCCATGTAGCGAAATCATCCTACGACCTTACCAATTCTGCAATCTATCAGAAGTTGTTGTCAGGGCGTCCGATACGTTGTCAGACCTCAAACGAAAAGTACGTGTTGCAGCTATCCTTGGAACTCTACAGGCTACCTTGACTGACTTCCGCTACTTACGAAAAGTGTGGCAGAAGAACACAGAAGAAGAAGCGCTGCTTGGTGTTTCACTGACAGGCATCATGGATCATCCGACGTTGTCGGGAAGGAAGGACAAAGGTGTACTCAAAACATGGCTTACTGAGCTACGTGAAGAGGCTATCAGAACGAATAAATCATGGGCTGACCGACTGGCTATTAATACTAGTTGCGCTATCACCGCCGTTAAGCCTTCTGGTACTGTTAGTCAACTGGTGGATTCTGCTAGCGGTATCCATCCACGATACGCACACCAGTACATCAGACGAGTACGAGCAGATGCAAGAGACCCACTGTGTCAAGTACTGGAAGCAGCTGGAATCCCCGTAGAGGACGATGTAATGTCACCCAGTACCAAGGTATTCTCCTTCCCTATAAAGTCTCCTGACGGGGCTGTGGTGGCCTCTGAGATGGGTGCAATGGAACAACTTGAGCTATGGGAGATATATCAGGACTATTGGTGTGAGCATAAACCATCTATGACCTGCTACTACAGAGACGATGAGTTCTTGGAAGTAGGTCAGTGGTTGTACAACAAGTTCGATAAGATAAGCGGTGTTAGTTTTCTGCCTTATTCCGAACACACATACCAACAAGCACCTTATGAACCCATAGACTTAGAGACCTATGAGAAGCTAAAGGAGGAATTCCCAGAGACGATTGATTGGAACATCTCTGAGAACTCTGACATGACGGAAGGGTC